AAATATTGCTAGGAATTCCATAAATAGAAATCAATGCTTTTACTGCTCTTTGAGTACCTCTAGACTTTAAAAGATATGGAAGATTATGATAGATTCTTTTATAGATCTCCTGTTGAATCTGTTTAGATCCCATAGATCCAGTTGGTAAACTAGAAGTTACGTATGTTGATATCTTTTCAGATCCTGTTGGGGGTAGTAATGTACCATCTTCATTATAACCAAATAGATCATAATATACATTGTCTGATATACTTGTGTTAGTATATAGTTCCATTCCTAGGCTCTTTAAAGCATCGGAAACCATATCTAGAGATATGCCAGTAAAAGGATCATTTGTAGCATTAAACCTATTAGTTACGTCTTTATAATAAATCCATATGTTATCAAAGTGTTGTGCAATCATGTCAACAAAAGTAACATATGGCGCATTGTTTGAATCGTCTAATAGATATTGAGGAATTGATCCTCTTAAAAGATCTTTATTTGTATCATCATAAAGAGATGACGAGTATAAAAGAGATGAAGTATATTGACTAGGAACTGCTGTTTCACTTCCTAACCAATTACTAGCTTGAGAAGAAGTAACAGAGTATAGTCGATAAGGTTTTGTGCTATTCGACTTTGGCCAAGCAAAAGACTCAGAAGCATAGTACAAATAGTACTCGTAAGTATCAAAGTTTTCTACAATATTGCTTATTGAATCTTGTAAAGTAGTAATTGAAGCAGATATAGTAGTCTGATTTCCTGATCCACTAATTGTAGATTGCGCAACTATTTGAGAGTTATAATTTTCGACTAAGTTTAATTTATATACAAAGTTATTAAGTCTTTCTGTTGCAGAAGAAAAATGTACAAAGTTTTCAAAATTAGTGTAGTCTACATTTATGCTTATAGCTTTATCTTGATAATAACTAGCTAATTGCCTATATGAAGAAGTTATTGGACTAGAAAGTAATGAAGCATAACTATAATAAGGAGTAGTCTGAGTGTTCTTTTCGTTTATTCTTATATTAAAATTTGGTCCGCGTAAAGAGTTTATATTTTCAGTCTCAGAAGCTTCTATCTCTATCTCAACATCATAGCTAACGGATTCAGCTATTTTATCAATGATCCAGAGCTGAGATTTCACATCATAATCGAAAGGCAATGGTTCATACAACTTAATAAGCAAGTAAGTGCCAGAGTCATCGGATGTGATTGCCGAATTAATTGCAATGATCTGTTCATTATTGCCAAAGTTCAGATAAAAGTCTGAATAATAATTTTTTAGGGATATATAAGCTTGGTACTGATTAAATCCTTCTTGTATAGCTTGATCAATAATTATTTGTGAACTTAGCTTGATCTCTGTTCTAGAAGGCGAAATTTCTTTTATCCAATATCTTCTTTGGTCATTTGAGTTAAATAGGTTTTTAAAGAAGTTATATTGAATATTAAAAGAACCTCTATCAAAACCTCTAGATTTAGCATCTGCTGCTGGATCTATTAATAATCTATCAAATTTACCCGTTTCTGGGTTTATTACTTGATAAGGAGTATATCCATTAAAATCATAAACAGCATCTATTAAGTTATCATTAAGATCATATAAAAACAATTCTACTCTATCGTTATCATCTCCAAAAGTAGAGTTTATATAGTTTGATGGTATTAAACTTTTATCTTTAAGCGAATAGTCTTGCTCAATCTTTCCTTGTCCCGCGTAAATAATATTAACTAATTCCATCTTATAGTATGTTATTTATTGTAGTAAAACTTTGATTCATTTCTAGTAATTGTTGCCTTAATGAGTTAATCTCTTCTATTAAGGCTTGTTTTTCTAAGTCTATTACGGATCCTCCGATATACTGTTGACTTTGTTGAACAAGATAAGTATGAGAGTTTACTACACCATCTACAGGAATATCGAAAAATATCTGCTGATAATAGTCAAAAAATTGAGACACTGATATTGCGGCTTCCTCTATAATTGGAGTTACGGTAACAAATTCAGTAAATGTTGGGTCTATCGCGTTTTCGTAAGCGCTTGTATTATAAGTCTTTCTGACTAGTGTTATCTCATTCGACATTATCTTGTTATTTTAAATATACAATCATTGTCTATCTCTAAAGATTCTCCTGTAGGAAGATCAGTTTTTATTAGCACTTTGTAATATCTTTCTGGCTCTAATCCATTTATGTATATTCCAAAATAGCTTCCATTAGAATCGCTACTTATTTTTGTAAAGCTAGAATCAAAATCTATTACCATATCGGTAGTCTTCATGTCTTGTAAAGCCCAATAACTAGTTTGCGGAAGTCTTTTGTTGGTAGTATAAAAAGAAGAAGTCGTGAAAACTCTAGCTGGATACTTATCTCTTGCGTTGATTCTAAATTTAACTAATTCTGTTTTATCTAGATAAATTCCAAGATTATTTGCTATAGATACTACAAAGTCAGAATTATTAATAGTCGATAAACTTCCTGTGTATACGCTATCATCCCATTTCATTTCTAAAGTAGGAGGATATATAGTATGAGTATCTACACTAAAAAAGCTAAGTCCTATATAGCTAGCGCTGCTACTTTCTATATTTGTAGGTAGCTTAACTATGAATCCATTATTATTTGATCCGCTAAACCAAGAATCTACTATTCTTGTAACATCAACATTTGGATCTTTATTAGCTTTATAATCGAAAGACTGTGAACCAAAATATGATCCAGTCCAAGATCCACCACCAGGAGTCATAAAATATTGGCTAGCGTTTGTTGCCCAAGAAGACGCTGCTGTGTAATAAGATGAAGTACTGTACCAACAAGTACCATTTCTAGTTTCAGGACTGTCAGCAAATTTTCCTGTTCCCATATCCCAAGACTGAGAAACTTGCCTAACTTCTAAACTGTAAGTAGTACTTAGATTGTCAGCATCAGCTAGATACAGTTTAAGTCCAGCTTTCCAAGATCCAGTCCTAAATGATTTTATTTTATTTAAGTCATCATCACTAAACCTTATTAGACTTCTTCTTATATCATCGTATAATATAACAGTATCTACGCCTGTTATTAGTGAATTTTGTGGATCATCACTGTTTTTTGCCGCAACTTCAAGTATTTCATCTAATCCAGTATTTTGTGCTGGAAATTTAGAATATAGTGTTGCGTCTGCTGAAGGAAATATTTTATATACTGCCATTTTTTGTTTTATTACATTGTTACTACACGACCTTGAATATCTGATTGCGGATATTTTACTTCAAATATAGATGGATCTAAACTAGGATAAACTACTCCATTTAGTATTGCTCCAGGTACATCATAACTAAATTCAGAATATCCATTTGTAGATCCAAACTTATTTACTATTTGTACGCTTTTAACTGTTTGAACTCCATTAACTTGATCGAGTAGAGTATATATGTCTGAAAGTATTATAGGTTCGTTTATCTGCCAATTATCTACGTTAAAGAAGTCTTGTAATTGAATTAAACATCTAGCTACTACGTCTTGTCCTGTAAAGTTAGGTCTTACAGTTATATCGAAATTACATCCAATGTTTATAACATAAGCAGGTTTGATATTAATAGCATCCGTCATCATCCTATATTCAGAAAGATAAGTCTGTAAATTCTGAACTAGCGCTGATGAAGGTTGAGCTAAGTTACCATTATTGTCTAATCCAAGAACGTACATGCTAACAAGTACTTGATCTCTTTCTGATGGATTGTCTTCTATGTAATTACTAAAAGTAGCATCGTCTTTTGTTACGTAAGCTTTAGCAACTTTACCAAATTTAGGACTCATACTTAAGGTTCTAGCTAGATAGTCTTCTTGAGTTACTGCTCTTAGTTGACTTGAGAATTCTGCTTGAATATTTTGCCTTAACTCTTCTACAGTATCTCCATCTCCTCCACCTGATGCGGGATTCGGATTGTTACTCACTACTGTACTAGTATCTCCTGAACCAGCATTTATTGATATAGGAATAGTTAATTGATTAGATAACACATTATATTCTGCTCCTCCTCCCGCTAAATAAGAAATGGTTAGCGTTGTATTTTGAGGAGCTAATCCATAAGTTTGTGTAGTTACAAAGTTAGAAGGATCAAAAGCCGTTTCTAATAATGTTAATCCAGTAGTGATTTTCT